CTAGCAGATGAACCCCAATAGTCTTTCCAATCAGTTTCAACTGTTTCCCTGCGCTTGTTTTTCTTGCCTTTTAGAGGTGGTCTCTTTTTGATGGTAGTAAAATATTTGCGGCCTATATAATCAAAGCCATTTGTGGTGTTGGTTATTCTGTAGATAAATCCATAGTTGTCAGCGATATCCTCAGACTCAAAAGTTTTACCGAGATAAGTCCAAGGATGATCATATGACATAAAGTTACTTATTTAGACCCTAGTGCGTTTTTCTTTTCTTGGATTTCTGCACGTCTAGCTTTAGCTAGTTTAGCTAGATCACCTAATGCGCCACGAGCACGTGCTGCTGAAGCTTTAACGCCCTTGCCTTCAAATTTTTCTGATTCTGCTTTGTATAGTTCAACTGCTGCTAAAATATCGTCATGAATTGCCATGTTTACTTTTCCTTTTTAAAATTATACTGCTAATAGAGCTTGACGTCTAGCGATTTCTCTAGCAATCTTTGCCTTATTCTTCTTTTGTTGCGTTTTTTCTTTTAGTTCTTCTAATTGTTTAAGATTCAATGGTCCTAGTCTAGATTTACCATTACGTGTTAACATTGGGTTAGCTTTACGCTTACCTGGGTGTACTCTTGCTGTTGCTCCGCCTGCCATATTACTCCTTTACCATTCGGTTGCGTATTGTTGATTTACCACTGATATATTACATTTAGTCTTACATTCGGTCCAGGAAAAATTTTCAAATTTCTCGTCCCAGAAAGCATCTTTCAACACAAGATCTAGTGGTTTTTCCTTTAAATTAAAACTTCGACCTAGGTCTAACCATTCATTATTATGAGAATAACGATTAGCTACCCAACAACAAGGAAAGAAATCTCCTTGACTATTAATGAACAATCCCTTAGCACCAATTCCACACAAGGCTTTGACACCATTTATTTCTTCAGCTGTTTGGTATAATCTTAGATTAGTCTTATACCCTACTGTGGATTCTGTTCGTCCAGATAGATTAATGATCTCTCTTTGGAATCTATAATTACTACTGATCATCTCATCACGTGGCTGTAACTGATCATTCTCAGGATACGCTGAATAAATCTTATGAAACTTGGTACTGCGGGTAATTTGAAACTGATCAAACTCAAACTGCCTTGCTAGTTGCTCCATATCGTTTAATCGATCTTGATTAAAACTAAAAGCAATAGCGTCCCAGGTCATATATGCATCGCTGACAAATCTGAATGCTGTAACACCGGCTATGATACTATCCCAATCGCTGTTAATTCTATACCGCTCATTACTAGCCTGATCCCACCCATCTAAACTAAAATGTATATGATCGTTAGAATCTAATAATAAACCTAGCTGTTGCCACCATTCTGAGCCCTTATAACTGCCATTGGTAACGATAACAATCTTAACAGGTTTGATGCTCTTAAAATATTTGATAACAGGAAGCAAATCATGTGCATAGATAGGATCTCCATCATCGCCGCAGAATGTAATCTTTTCTACATTATTCTCGATAAACTCCGGAGTAAAATTCCTTTTAAAGAAATCTAACTTTAATTCAGTATTAACTAAAGTGTCAGGAACTTCCGTGCGAGCACAGCGTGAACACTTTAAGGTGCACTTACTGGATATTTCGATATGCCAATGCCATGTTGCTAGTTTCAAAACTCTACCTCACGTTGCCATTGATTAGTAAAACTAGTCCCTGCTGTATTTTTAGTGCAAGTATCAGCACATATCTTAATTGGGTCATTATCCCAAGAGTTTTTTACAGTATCAAATTGATCAACAGTATAGTCGGTAATTCCCAACCAACAACACGGATATAATTTCCCCGTCGCTGAAATATATAAACTCTTATCTTTTAAAATTTGACAGTCGATGGCTCCACTAGTTACGGTTGGATCTTTCCATCCTGTGGGCGGCCTCAAAAAATCTACAGGATATAATTTAAATCTTCTACTAACTTTTGCTCGAAACCATTTAAATCCTAGATCTTTGGCCATTTGTTCAGCTTGATCGACCTGATGTTGATTGTGATCAAATACTAACATTTCCCAATGGGCATTGCCACCAGCTTGGATGAATGCACGAGCATTTTGAATAACTTTGTCAAAATTAACATTTATCCTGTAGATGTGATTAGTATCAGCTAATCCGTCGAGACTAAATATCGCATAATCTTTTTGTGTATTTAACATACATCCTAGTTGACTCCACCAATCTGTATTTTTTATACCGCCGTTGGTATTCATACCTAGTGTTATTGCAGGATTAAGTTGTCTAAAATACTTATAAATTTCTAAAGTATGCTTGCCAGCAGCCGGATCACCGTAATCACCACACATAAACATTTTATCAAGAATACGGATAGTATCTTCATCAACGATATCTTTTATTTGATCAACAGTTAAATGGTGCAGATTAGTTTTATCAAATGCAGTATCAGTTTCTCTACTACATTGAGGGCAGGCTGCATTACAGGCATCTGTGGGTTCTATGTGTAAGACATGGACATCTTGATTAGCTAATTTCAACATCGGTATTATAGCTAGTAAAGCCATTTTCTTTTACTACAGTAAGCACATTATTAACACGACCACCTAGCTCGTCTCTGTGCGACACAAGCCAAATTGATTTATGTGAATCACGTGACATCTTCTTAAGGATAGCCATGGCATTCTCTACACCACTAGCATCCATACCACTGTCAATCAATTCATCAATGAATAACAAGTTGATGGGTTGATACAAACTTTCCCACACATCACGGAAACTCCATGATAGTGAAAGTATAAGTCTATTACGCTCGCCTCGGCTCAAGTTGTCAAAGTCTAGTTCGCGACCTAGTTCAGTGATGTTGACACTAAGGTCATTCATAAACACCACGGTATGGGGTAAGCCAATACGGTCAAGATATTGGCTCAGTCTGGCGTTCAAGTAGCTCAGATTTTGATCGATGATTCTCTTACGGATATAAGAATCTTTATTTGTTAATAGTTTGTATAGGAATTCTTGATGATCTTTGACGCGGCTAAGTTCATTCATCTTAGTATAATCGATCTCAGCAAGCGCAGTTGCTTTCATATCTGCGATCTGTTCAGTATAGGGATCTTCTTCAGCTGTCTTGCTAGTTATCTGCTCTTGTATGCTGGCGATACTGCTACGATGTTGTATGGCAAGACCCTCGTTGTCATAGAATGTCTGAGGCTGTGTTCCAAGCTCACCGAGTTCTGCTTTGGCAGCAATTAGTGCTTCTAAATCTCCAGCATGGACACCTTGCTGTGTTTCTGCATCTTTAAGTTTGCTTTCTTTGATCGCCAATAATTCTTCATGTTTGCTATCATGTAAATCTTGACCACAGGTATTACATTTATGTTCACGTAGAGTAGCGATGTCACCTGTTAAGTTAGCGATGCCCTTGACTTCACGTTGTAGGTCTTGCTCACTACGTGCTATGGCTTTGTCTAGATCAGTTAGGTCTTTACGTTTTTGATTATATATTGATAACTCTTTGTGTGCGGAAATCTCAGCATCAATATCTAATTTAAGTAATTCATCTAATGCTGTCTGTAACTTGGAAACGTCATCTCGACGTTTAGTCAACCATAACATCTGACGACGCTGTGTGGCTTCGATCTGTTCTTCAATACGCTTATTGGCATCAGACACTGCCTTGATGTTGGCTTCTTCCTGTTGTATGGCGTCCTTTGTAGCCTTACTCTGCTCTTTAAGTGCCTCGGCTTTCTCACTCAATAAAGTAATACCCAACAGTTGCTCGATTATAGCACGCTGATCGTTTGGCTTTAATGCTAGGAATGGTTCTGTGTATGTATTCAGAGCCACCACGTGCTTGAACATCTCATGACTCATGCCCAATAAACGTTCTATCTCTTGTTGTGTTTCTCTGCTGTCGCCTTGACTGTTATCGTCTTTGGCTTCTTGTTCTTGCTCACCTATGTAGAATTTCAACACATTGGGTTTACGGCCCCGCTCAATCTTATAGTCAATGCCATTGACTTCAAATTCAATAGTGACCAACATGGCTTTAGTATTAGTTTTGTTAACTAGATTATCTTTACGTATGTTAGTCAGTGCTGTACCATACAAGGCATAACTTAAGGCATTGATGATGGTAGTTTTACCTGTACCATTACGTGCACCAGTGTCGTCACCACCTAGGTCAATGTTTTCGCCCAAGACCAGTGTAAGGTCTTTACGGTCAAAGTTAACAGCCTGGGTACTATTCCCCACGCTCATAAAGTTTTTCACTGTGAGATATTTTATCTTAAACAAATTATAGATGCCTATAAATGTCTAATAGTAAATTTGGATCGTAATGTTCGCTGGCAATGTTAGTCAATTGACTAGTTACAATACTGTCAATACTTTCAAATTTGATATTGCCTAGCATGATGTCTGAGCCAATGTCTGCATTCTTAACTGGTAGTAATGTTAATTCACGTAGTTGATATGTACCAACAAATGTTTCTTTGATAAATGTTGCTTCTTCATAGCTGATGTCAATATCTAGATTCACACGACAGTGCATGTTTGGTAGTAATAACGCTTCTGGTGTTTTAAGTACATCACTTAAATTATACACACGATACATGGGCTGTCCTGGCCAAGTATGAAATACAGGATCTTGCCCCCACTCGATGATCATCATACCACGTGCATCGTCACCAGCGTCAGCATAGTTGTGCGGAAAACAGTTGCCCATATAGGTAATATTGCCACGGGTCTGGCGTTTATGGAAATGTCCAGTGAATACTTTCTCTACACCGTTAAATGCGCCTTCTTTGATTTCGCCAGTATCGGGCATAGCAACCATGGCATTCATATAGAAGTGTGGTAGTTCTAAGTGTCCAAACATATACTTGGCTGAAATCTTACCTAGTTTCTTATGATCATCACCTACTAACCACGGAACGATACTGACATCACCCTCTTTGTAGAAGTCATTGATGATTTCAATATTAGGAATGTGTCGTGCCCACTCAGCTGATTGGATGTCACGTTTATCTCTATAGTATAGATCGTGATTGCCTGGAATAAAGAACACACGATCAAAGGCCTTGCCCAATAATTCTAAGGCAGTAAGGCTATAATTCAGTGTGACTATGTTGATTGCCGCTCGATTGTTATGCCAGTCACCCGTCATGAAACAAGTATCACAGCCCTCAGCCTTGGCGGTTTCGATGAACCATTTGACAAAGTTAAGACAATCGTCGTTGTGTGTGGCACTGTTAGACTTTAATCCAAAATGGATGTCAGTCAGAACAGCTGCTTTCTTAAATAGATTAGCCATAGTTATATTATACGCAAGTTAAGAGTAAAGTGCAAATCTAATGTCGCCAATTATTCTTCGTAGTGCCCACCACCAGCACCCCAATCACCTTGACGTGTGTAGCTTGGGCTATAATTGTTCATCTCTAAAATATCATCACGGATATTTTGATTTCGTTTTTCTATGTTTAATACACGAGTGAAGCTGTTGGTGATGGCCGCTGTGTAATAAGCAAATGGATTTTGACTTTTTGCTTCATCAAACTGTAGACCAATTTGACTTAATTGTAATAATGCCTGACTACGCATTTCATCGTTATATGTATAACCACGCCAATTACTACGAGTAGCATAGCGTTCACAGAGTTTAATAAACATGTGAGCCAGTTTAGCAGTCATCGTACCATGATCTTTAGTAAACTTGCCTTTTTCTAAATCGCCCTTCCAATGGCTTTTACCCACGCATACAGGAGTTAATTCTTCCGTAACTTGATAGTGTTGGAATGGAGGGAAGTTGACCTTGGTATACTTAGTTGCACCTTTGACTACCATGGGCTCGTCATATTCAGTTTCAAAGTTATCTTCGTCAGAATCATATTCTTCTTGTGCTTTGGCATCGGCTTTTTTCTGTTTGACATCGTCGATTGGTATATGTTCCCAGGTCATCACACGGAATACCACATCAGTTACGGGGATATCTTTAGTTGGAGTTAGGAATTCATCTAATTTACGCTTATTACCTAACAGTAGTTCTGCTTCTTGTGCTTCTTTGGCTAGCCGTTCTGCACGAGCTTTACGTGCTTCTTGCACAGCTTTCTTAGTGATCTTGTCAACGCCATAGATGATTGCATCATAACTTTTTACAGCATCGCTGACGAAACTACAATAAGTTAACTTGCTTTTTGCGATTTCTTTAAGAATATCTTTGTTGTTTAGATAATTTACCTTTCTAGCCATGTTTACGTTTCCTTTTAAACTACTACTATTATACAACCTATAAATACATAAAAGCAAGAGGTATTTATATTATGGCATTACCAAATTTTTCCAGCATAGCAAAATCAGTGACCAGCTTCGCACAAGGTACTAGTATGCCTAAAAGCGGCAGCACTGTATTTGACATCTTAGATCCAGCGAAACAACGTAGGATGATATCAGGCCTGCCGTTCGGTGGGGGCAGTGGTGCACTGTCTAAGTTAATTCCAAATTTTGGATTTGCAGCCGGTCTAGGACAAGGCGCTAGTGCCGCCGGTGAAGATGATTGGCGTGTACGACTAAGTTTAGCTGATAGTGCTACCATATTTTATAAAGACACATCCACCCAAAATTCAATTATGGCTCCATTGATTGAAACCAACGGAGTTATTTGGCCATATACACCTAGTATCCAAGTTAGCCACGTGGCTAACTATTCAACATCCGTACTTACACATAGTAATTATTCCGCGCACTTCTATAACAACTCAGATGTGAGTGACATCACTGTCAACGGTGAATTTACTGTACAAAGTGTAGAAGAAGGACAATATTTAATGGCCGCCATATATTTCCTGAGATCAGCCACTAAAATGTTCTTTGGGCAAGGTGCTAACATGGGTAACCCACCACCTATCTTGTTCTTAGATGGCTATGGTAGTCATTATTTTCCACATGTACCATGTGTGATCACTAACTTTACACATAATCTATCTAATGATGTTGACTATTTACAAGTACCTATTACACAGACTACCTTAGAGGATGTTATATTAACTGCCCCAGATAATCCAAATGGTGCAGTAAGCTATCTAGACAATGACGGTATGAAATACATACCTGATATGGGTCGAGGAACTAGACCACAAAAAACTATTACTAGTCAAAAATTCACCAGTATAGTGTCAACCACACGTGTGCCAACAGCCAGCACTGTATCAGTCACACTGCGTCCAGTGTACAGCAGAAAAAATCTACATGATAGATTTAATCTCAATGATTTTTCCCAAGGTAAATTGATTGGAACCAAAAACTTTGGAGGATTCCTATAATGGCTGTAAATTATAGCAAGACCAGTCCATACTCTAACACAGAAACGTTTGCATTCTTCCTAGATGTAGCAAATATACCCGTGATACCATTGGATCCCAGTGACACTGCCTATCGCATTGACAATATCTATGAACACCGTCCAGATCTGTTGGCCTATGACTTGTATGGCGATTCGGCACTATGGTGGGTATTCTCGGCACGTAATCCAAACGTCTTACAAGATCCAGTGTATGATTTTCTACCTGGTGCCACTATCTACGTTCCCAAAAAGGATACCCTAACCGCCGCGTTAGGATTATAAGCGATGGCTGTATTAACCGGACAGGCTAAAATAGATCAACAGGCTAAAGTCACTGCTCTAGCCAACGACACCACTAATGCGTCAAACGAACTGATTGGTCAGTCAGATTTTCTTATCAGCGAAGCTAATAAATCAGTAACAATTAATCCTAACGTTGGTGTAAGATTTGGTGGTAATGATCCTGATCCTATAGCAGTAGCAAATAGTAAATCTTCTTTAACTATCCAAAAGATAGATATCAGAAAACGAATAAGATATAATCAAGAATTCATAACAAATTTCAGTGATGAAACTAAAAGTTGGGTAAATGACCCTGCTATTACTAGCGCCAGACAACAAGTACAAACCTCTACATTAGCACTAGAGACGTCACTTGCTAAAATAGATGAAACCTTAGCAACCTTAAACGGTGCAGGCCCACAGATAGCGGCCACTGCTGAAACTAGGAACACCACACAAGACACAGCACAGCGTGATGTTGCTAATTCAACTTCGCCTGCTGTAGTTGAATCTGGCACTAGCCCGTTGCCTGCTAATCAGCTAACAAAGTTGAATACTAATTCTGGTCCAAATTCTGGAGTCATCCCCAATGTCAGCGACAAAGTTGAACCAGCTCTAGAATCAGCACGTCCAGGAATAACACTGACTACCCCTGAGGTTGGAGTAACAGCCAAGAGGATATATCCCGAAGAATTTGTTAAACCCGTACCCAATGTCTTACATCAATATGCCAGCTATACCTATGGACTTAGCCTGCATCTGCTGACCGCAGATGAATATAACAGAATAGTTGACAAGGGAGAATACACGCCAACTAAAGTCTTGATAGCCAGTGCTGGTAGGTACAATAATACTCCAGGACCAACGCAGTTCACACGCAGTCCCTATTTTAAAGAAGATTTTTACTTTGATGGATTTGAATTGGATACCGTAATAGGGTTAAATGCAGAATCAAGGAGCACCAACGCCATACAGTATCAATTCACCCTGATAGAACCTTATGGATTTACCCTAATAGATCGCATAATCAGTCTTTGTAACAGTGATGAAATACAGTGCAACAACTATCTGGACATGCCCTATCTCCTACAGATTGATTTTTTTGGTATAGATGATTCGGGGCAGATCACGGGGGCCATCCCTAATACAACCAAGCGCATACCTATTAGGCTAAACAAGATGGATGTGAAGATTTCAGCCAGAGGTGCCGAATATGCTATCAAAGGGGTGCCTTATAATCATAGTGCGTACGATCTTGTTACTTTAACCACTCCTGGTAATTTTGAAGTAGAAGCAGCCACGATAGGTCAATTCTTCCAAAGCGACGAAACCGCAGGCGACACGACCGATACGTCGTCACAGCGAGAATCTGCACAATCAGGATTATGGGCCAGAAATGATGGACGATTGGTTGGCCCTGACGGACAGTTCGTACCTGTAAACACATTGAATCAGAGCTTGCTCAGCATCAAGACCAAGAGAGAATTGGGATTGATCAAGAGCTTTGGTACTGCCTTGAACAATTTCCAAAAAGCCGCATTTGATGATCATAAGATACAATTCAATGACAAGTATGTTTTCAATATCATTGATCCCGAAAAAGGGCCCAAACTATCTACTAGTCCATTTACCTCAGGATCTATCTCATCACCAAAGAATACAGGTATGGTATCTATAGATGCTAGATCTGGCCTAGCCAAAGATGACAACACTAAAAAAGGTGATCTAGGATTAAACACTAATTCATACAGACCTGATCTCAGACTATTCCAGATCAACGCTGGTACCTATATAGATCAGGTCATAAGTTGGGTCGTACGGAACAGCAAGTGGATGACAGATCAAATAGTCATACCAGACGGAGTTGAAAATGTCGAGACATACCTGCAAGATATTAAGGCACAGGCTAATCAACCCCTTTATTGGTTCAAGATAGTTCCATCTATAAAATTATTAAACTTTGATAACATTAGGAAAATATGGGCTAGAGAAATAACTTATCATATCCAAACATATGAAGTAAGGAATTTGAAAATTGCAGTTGGTCCTGGTGGTACTGCTGGACAAGCAGAAAACCCAAAACCACCAGTGAAATCTTACGATTATATCTATACTGGAAAAAACAATGATATATTAGATCTAGACATACAATTTAATGCTCTTTATTATAGCGCATTGACATTATATAGGACCAGTGCTGCAAAGATCACGCAATTAGCAACACCTGGGGAAGAAGAAAAAGATAAAAATCCTAAAACTAAAAATATAGGTGTAGTGCAAGATCCCAACGCAATCATGCCCATGGTCATGAAACCACAGATCCTAGATGCCAGGACGACTACCGGTAGCGGTGCGCTTACGCCCAAACAGATCGCGGTTGCAGATCTTGAAGCCAGCCTGCTGACATTGAGCCAAGCAGACATGTTGCACGTAAAACTTAAAATCATAGGTGATCCCAGCTTCATCAAGCAAGATGAACTATTCTGGACACCTAAGGCTAATTCACAGGTAAGCGAAAATCTAATCAATGCCGATGATAGATTGACTCCAGATGGTAGTCTTAAGATGGATAATGGTGAAGTTTATGTCAATCTTACTTTTAGGACACCAGTTGACGTAGATGAAACTACTGGCATGATGAATTTTACCAATGAAAATATCCTTGGTCCAATGCAGACCAGTTTGTTTTCGGGATTATATAGGGTATTAAAAGTAACAAATGAATTCCGCAATGGTCAGTTTACGCAGACATTAAATCTCATCAGATTACCAAGGCAGGACAAGTTGGACTATGCTGATAACAAACCACCTACCAGCGATGAAAGAAATATCCTATTAGGGCAAACCGTGGCGATGGATAATCTCATGATAGCACCAGACTTTACCACATCAGATTCTGCCAAGAGATCTACTGTGGAATCTGATGACACGGCTCAGTCAGCACAACAACAGCAAGCAAATAATCGCACTGATGAATCTGATAGAACTAAAGAAGAACAGGAATTAGTAGAAACACGTGCCCTGGCCGCAGAAGAACCAATCAGTGTTACGAATGAACCTGTAGAAGTTCCGCCAGGACCAGCTGAAAACACATCCCCGCCAATCCGATTACCAGATGGTGTAACTCAAGATCCAAGGAGTGGTAATTACACATATAAAGGTTTGGTAATACCGGCGGATCCTGGTACTAGCCAATTTAACCAATATGTGACTGCGGTTGATAACAAACAAACTATACAAGTTACCCAAATTGATAATGTCAGTGGAAACCCAATAACAAGAACATTCGACGGTAATTATACTCAAGCCGCTGTAGAAAGAGCCCAAAATAATGTTACGTTCGCTGAAAGAGAACTAGCCAGACTTGAAAATAAAGTTAGAACTGATCCCGAATTTAGAAATCTTAATGCAGAACAACAGACTAATCTAGATGTCGCTCTTGCACGCAGGAAAGCCGAAGTTTCGGCAGCGAAATCCAACTTAGAACAGGCTAAAGTCAGCAACTAAGAATAAGGAATAATCAATGGCAATAGATCAAAGAGCAGGTACCAAGGTAATAAAAAATCTACGTAGAGAAGAAGCAGGTGCGGCTCGCGTTGATCCCTATCCTTATATTGGTATAGTTAAGAATAATCTCGATCCCACACGCAGTGGTCGCCTACAGATCTACATACCAGATCTAGGTGGTGATGAACTAGACCAATTGAACTGGCGTACAGTAAGTTATGCCAGTCCATTCATGGGATATACTACTAATCCTAGTACCGCAGATACTGCTAACGCATTCGAAAGTGTCACACATACCTATGGCATGTGGATGATACCACCCGATATTGGTGTACAGGTCATAGCGTTATTCATAGCCGGTGATCCTCTCCGTGGTTATTGGGTGGCCTGTGTTAATCCTAATCTCAGCCATCACATGGTACCAGGTTTGGCAGGCAGTACCAATGTTGACCTAAATTCAGCTAGCGGTGCCGACCGCACTGGATTCCAAGCAGGAGTTCCAGTACCAGTTGCGGAGTTCAACGAAAATCTACCTGAAAATGTAACTAATCCCGCATTCTATAATTTAAGTAAACCCATACATACTGAACAGTATGGCATACTAAAAGTACAAGGCCTAGATAGAGATCCCATACGTGGAGCCATATCCAGCAGCAGCCAGCGAGAAACACCAAGTGCTGTATTTGGTATCAGCACACCAGGCCGTCCGCTGGATGCACAAGATCCAGCTAATCCTAGGAATGATTATGTCAATAGACTAAACACAGGGACGCTACCTCCAGAGTTCTTTAAGATCAAAAGTCGCAAAGGCGGACACACATTCGTTATGGATGATGGTGCTACCTTGGGGCAGAATCAATTAGTAAGGTTGCGCACTGCTGGTGGACATCAGATACTCATGCATGACAGCAGTAATACCCTGTATATCAGTCATGGTGATGGTACCAGCTGGGTCGAACTAGCCAGCGATGGACAGGTTAAAATATTCAGCCAAGGTAATTTCAGTGTGAGATCGCAAGGTACTATAAATTTACACAGCGATGCTAGCATCAATCTCAATGCGGCTAATAATATAAATCTCAATGCAGGAGGCAAGATACAAGCAGAATCCTCTAGTACAACTTTACTTACAGGAAGCCTTAGTGTAGATGTCAAAACCACCGCACAATTTAAGATTGGTGGACCTTTCAAAGTAGAAACCAGCTCAGGTATCAGTCTTAAAGCCGCACAGACCTATGCATTAGAAGCCGCACAGATCCTAAACAACAGCGGAGGAACTTTGGTAGTTTCTGGAGTAGACGCATTCAATTTGAAAAATTTACCAGATACATCACGAGACAGTGGCAGTGGTTTATGGGTCAACAGACCTAATCAATTGAGCACGATAGTTACGGTAGCACCTACACACGAACCATTTGATAGGGGTGAGATAGTGGCATTCTTTAATCCTGAAAATGCCAGCACAGGTATAACCCCTCAAGCGACCTACACAGGTGCAGTTGACGCTATCAAGGGTGTTGCTGGAACTGAAGTTAAGAATCCAGGTGGAACCAAAGATCTACGCAATCAACCAGAACCTATCAGCACAGTAGGAAATCTCAGCAAAGATCAGATGACAGCATATCTGGCACAGATAGGCAAGAGTGAAAGCGGTGGTGACTACACAGCAGTTAACAGCCTAGGATATGTAGGCAAATACCAATTTGGTTATCAGGCCCTGATAGATGGTGGTTATGTGAAATCATCAGTTACTAGCCTAGCACAACTAGATAATCCCAACTCATGGACGGGCAAAGATGGAGTAACTGACAAGAGTGCTTGGTTAAACAACCCCAGCGTACAGGAATCGGCTATGATCGAATACACGCAACGTAATTATACGGCCATGGTCAAGAATGGTGCTGTCACAGCTGACATGCCTCCAGAAGAAGTTGGTGGTATGTTAGCCACTAGTCATCTACTAGGTGCGGGTGGTGCTAATAAATGGCGCAACGGCCAGGGTGGTGCAGACGCATTTGGTACCACTGGTAGCAGCTATTTTCAAAAAGGCAAGTATGCGGTAGCAGTACTAGCACCGCAGGTACCAGCAGTCAAGGCAGGATAAATATCTATATGGCTATCATGTATCGTGGATTTAGTACTATCGGGCGCACACGCAAGTATCGCCTGACGGATTTTGAGTTGGTCAAGCAGGATTTGATCAATCATTTCTACATCCGCAAGGGTGAAAAGCTGATGAATCCTAATTTTGGTACTATCATCTGGAATGTGGTACATGAACCGCTTACAGAAGACCTAAAAAGCGTGATAATCTCAGATATCAAAGCTATAGCTGAATATGATCCAAGGATCAGTATAGA